CCAGTCCCACAGGCCGGGCGCAACCGCTCCGGCGACAAGTGCCTGCCTCCGCGCGCCCGGCCTTAACTCTTGGCAGCCAGGTCAGAGGCATCCACGGTCTCAGCCACGGCCCAGGGGCCGGGCGCAACCGCTCCGGCGACAAGTGCTTGCCTCCGCGCGCCCGGCCTTAACCTCGGCGGCCCAGGGCGAGGCAGCACAGTCAGACTCTCCACTCCACTGACCCGATTAGCCCAGGCGGATCGCGCGCTCCGGCAATAAGCCACCGTTCGGATTACCCCAGGACCGTCAGCGGTCGCACCTCCCGAAGGGCCACGCGCGCGCGCACCCCCTCAAGTTCCCCCCTAGTTCCCCAAGTTCCCGCTCCAACCAAACTTGACAACCCCCACCTATAGGACTATCTTATCCATCAGCCGCCACCCATAAGGCTTACTTATGGTGAGCGACAGCCGAACCATGGAACGCCCTGCCGCCCTCATCCTGCTCCTCCTCACACTCGCCGCCACACTCGGCTACCTGCTCCTCTTCCGAGCCGCCCGACGCCTGGCCGTGACGAATGCCTAAGGGCATCCCCAAATCCGGCCACCGCCGCCGCCGTGGAGGGCAGCCCGGCAACGCCAACGCCGTCCAACACGGCTACTACCGCGCCGCCAAGATCGAAAGCATCGGCGACATCCTCGCCGACATGCAGCGCAAGCAAGAACTCCTATCCGGCTTCGTCGAGAAAGCCATGACCGAGGAAAACACCGAGGACATCCTGCGCCTGCTCCAACTCTACGGCCAGAACGCCTCCCGCCTGGGCCGACTGCTGCGCGATCAGCGGGCGCTGAGCGGCGAGGCGGTCAACGGCCTGGCTGAAGCGTTTGCCAAAGCGCTCGACGAACTCTCCACCACGTGGGGCGTCGAACTATGAATATGAAGGGCGAGACCAAACTCAAGCGCGCCATCCGCCGCCTGCACACCGCCATCGTGCCGCTGGGCACTCCCCTCCGCGACGTCGATCCCCCCGACGCCTGGGCGCATCACCTCGACGATCGCCTGCGCCTGGTCGAGCAAAAGATCGCCGACCAGAACCGGCTGCTACTCATCGCCTTCATCTCGATGATCGCCGACCTCGCCTACCGATTGCTGGCCCCATGAATGCAGTCCCTTCACGAATTTGCCAAACTCTGGCTGAGCGACATGCGGCTCTTCAGCCGCCTGGTCATCCGCCGCCCGCTGCGTCGCTACCAATTGGAGATTGCCCAGGCGATCATTACCTCGGTGCTGCACCGGCAGGGGCTGACGTTTGCGGTGATGCTGCCCCGGCAATCCGGCAAGAACGAAACCCAGGCCCAGATCGAGGCTTATCTGCTCAACCTTTATCAAAGAGTCGGCGGCCAGATCGTCAAGGCCAGCCCCACCTTCAAGCCGCAGACGCAGAACTCCATCCGCCGCTTGCAGCAGGCGCTCGACAATGATTGGAACAGGCAGGCCGCCGCGACCGAAAGCGGCTACATCGTCAAGCTCGGACGCGCCCGCGCCCTCTTCTTCAGCGCCGAGCCGACGGCCAACGTTGTGGGCGCGACGGCTAACCTCCTCCTGGAATGCGACGAAGCGCAAGACGTCGCAGTCGAAAAATGGCAAAAAGACTTTGTTCCCATGGCGGCGAGCACCAACGCGACGCGCGTCCTGTGGGGCACGGCCTGGACTTCTGACACGCTGCTGGCGCGCACTATCGCGGAGCTTCGCCGGCAGGAAGCGCAGGACGGGATAAAGCGCGTGTTCACCATCACCCCTGACCAGGTCGCCGACGAACAACCCGCCTACGGCAAATTCCTTGCCGACCAGGTCGCGCGCCTGGGCCGTCAGCATCCGCTCGTCAAGACGCAGTATTATCTCGAAGAGATTGACGGCAGCGGCGGCCTCTTCCCGCCCGAGCGCCAGGCCCTCATGCTCGGCGCCCACGCCCGCGAAGCCGACGGCCCATCCCCGCTCTGGGCCGGGGCCCTGTATTGTTTCTGTATCGACGTCGCCGGCGGCGACGAAGGGGCGACCGGCTGGCAGGCCCTCGTGGAACGCGCTTCCCCAAGCGCGCGCCGCGACTCCACCGCCCTCACCGTCTTCCGCATTGACCTGTCCAGCCTGGCCGATCTGCGCGCCCCCATCTATCGCGTCGTAAGACGCTATGTATGGACCGACGTCCCGCTCGCCAACCTGTACGGCCAGATCAAGAACCTGGCCGAGCTGTGGCGCGCGCGGCACGTCGTCATCGATGCAACCGGCATCGGCGCGGGGTTAGCCTCGTTTCTCCTTCGTGCGCTGCCCCGCGTCGATGCGGTCTTACCGTTTGTCTTCACCCAGGCCAGCAAGAGCAAGCTGGCCTGGGACTTCCTCACCATCCTGGACGCCGGCCGCTTCCTCGACCACGCCGACGACGACCCGCGTAGCCAGGGCATCCCCATGCCCGGCACTGAGGACGACCTGCGCCGACTCTTCCGCCGCCAGCTCGCCGCTTGCGAATACGAGATCCTGTCCGGCCCCGGGCAGGTGATCCGCTGGGGTGTACCCGACGGCAAGAAGGATAGCGAGGGCGAGATCCACGACGACCTGCTCACCTCGGCCATGCTGTGCGCCCAGCTCGACGGCCTGGCCTGGTCCATCGCCCAACCCGCCACCCTTATCCCCGGCCGCGATCCGCTCGACCAGATGGACAAGAAGGATTATTGATGGCAACCCGCGTCCAGCTGCGCAGACCACCAGCGCGCCGTAAGCCTAAGCCCAACGGCAACGGCCATCACAAAGCGCCCCGCCTGACGGCGGCGATGAAAAAAGAAATCGCCCGCCAGGTCGCGCTGGCTACACCGCGCGAGACCGACGATACTTTTGTGTTGGGCGCCCGTCGCATGACCGGCGGCGACTGGCGCGATCGCTGGGACTACAAGCGCGATGAGATCCTCCGCGACGCGCTCTTAGCGTGGAGAGATAACCCATTAGCCAGGCGCATCGTCGGCCTCACCACCCAATACGTCGTCGGCGGCGGTATCCAGCCGCAATGCAAGCACGCGGCGACCAACAAGTTTCTCAACGACTTCTGGGAGCACCGGCTCAATCGCATGCAGACGCGGCTGATGGAATGGTGCGACGAGATGACCCGCTCGGGCAACCTCTTCGTGCTCGTCAGCACCGACCGCTCCGGCATGTCCTACGTCCGCGCCGTCCCCGCCGCCGACATCCAGCAGATTGACCACGTCGCCAACGACGTCGAACAGCCCACGCAGTTTCACCCGCTGGCCACCACCGAGAACCCCGATCCGCAGCCCTGGGCCGCCTATGACGCCGTGACGGACGGCTACACCGATGATGGGCAGTGGCCGACGGTGATGCTGCACTACGCGGTGAACAGGCCGGTCGGCGCGCAGTGGGGCGAGTCCGACCTGACGCCGATCCTGCGCTGGCTGGCGCGGTACAACACCTGGCTCGAAGACCGGGTCCGGCTCAACCGCTTCCGCAACACTTTCATCTGGGACGTGGCCGGCACTTTCCCTAACCCCGAAGCCCGCACCGCACGCGAGCGCGAACTCAACGCCAACCCGCCCAACCCTGGCACGATCCTGGTGCACGACGTGTCCGAGACCTGGGAGGCGAAGCTCCCGCGCCTCGAAGCCCAAGACGTCAGCGCCGACGGCATCGCCATCAAGAAGATGCTGGCCGCCGGAGCGGGCGTGCCGATGCACTTCCTCGCCGAACCCGAAGGCTCGACCCGCACCACGGCCGAGGCCTCCGGCGGCCCGACTTACCGGCACTACGAGCAGCGCCAGATTTATTTTTTGTGGATGCTACGTGACTTGCTCACCGTCGTCCGCCGACGCGCCGCCGCCGTCCGCTCCGGACTCAGCACCCGCGCCGACATCACCGCCCGCGGCCCCGACATCAGCGCTCGCGACAACGCCGCCCTCGCCAACGCCGCCGCCGCCATGATCGACGCCCTCCTCCTGCTCCGCGACCGCCAACTCATCGACGACGCCGAGCTCCTCCGCCTCGCCTACTACTTCGCCGGCGAAGTCATCGACGTCGAAGAAATGCTCGCCCGCGCCAAGACCGCCCCACCGTCCGCGCGCGTTGAGCCGGCTGACGGTTCGACTGATCGCTCACCGGTCGAAGCCCAACCCCCTGCTCCGGATGAGGAGACCGCCTTGACCACTGCCCACACTGCGCTCACCCAAGTTCCTTCAGTTCCCCCAGTTCCTTCAACTGAAGAGAAGCACTTCACCATCGTGCTGAATCCCCCGGCCCCACAGTACATCCCGCCGCCGGTCGTCATCGTCAACCCCCTGCCCCCCGAGGTTGTCGTCCAGGCCTCGCCGGTGCTGGTGCCGGCACCCGTGATCGAGGTGAAGGTGCCGCAGCAGAACCTGCCGGACATCACCATCGAGAACACGCTGCAACTCGACGACGGCAAGATCGTCGTCAACGTCGCCGCCCCGGTCGTGGCCGTCAAGGTCGACGCGCCGGTCACCGTCACCGCCGAGGTGAAACTTCCGACCGTCGTTGAGACCGCCGTCGTCGAATACGAGGACGACCGCCCGACCAAGATCACCAAGACCTACGAACAGGAGGCCGACTGATGGCACTCATTGAGCGTCTGATGGGCGGCCCCTTCGAGCCAGACCCGGATCGCAAGGTCTCCGTTCACGAATTCTGCTCGGCCATGTACGAAGTCGCCTTTGGCCCGCGCACCCTGGCGCAGATCAAGACCTACTATGCCATGGACGCCGCCGACTCGGCTGAGGCCGACGCGCTGGCCGCGCTCGTGACCGGCGGCGACCTGGCGAAGTTCCGCCGGATCGAGGAGTTCCACCACGTGTTCATTCTGGCCGAACACCGCGTGACCTTCTACACCACGCCCGCCGAGGTCCGCGCGCGCCTGGGAATCTGATGGCCCTTTCCGTCAAGGTCTCCTCCTTCAACACCACCACCGGCGCCGCCGGCGGCACCGTCTCTATCACCGACGCCGGCTTCCAGCCGTCGGCGGTCATCTTCTGGTGGACGAAGAGCACCATCACCGGCAGCACAGATGAGGTGGTCGGCAGCCACCTCTCAACCGGCATCGGCTTCGCCGTCTCGTCCACCGCCCGCGCCGCCGTCGGCATGCAATCCGAAGACGCCTCGGCCAGCAGCGACACCGACCGCTTCCACGACAACACCCAGTGCGTTTCCGTGCGCACCATCACCGGCGCGGTGGACGGTTCGCTGGACTTCTCCGCCTTCACCGCCAACGGCTTCGACCTGACGATTGACGACGCCTTCACCGCCTCTTATCACATTCACTATATTGCGTTCGGCGGCACGGACCTGACGAACGTCTACACCAACTCGTTCCCGTTCCCGATCACCACCGGCAACTTCGACGTGACCGACCCGGGCTTCCAGCCCGACGTGGTCTTCTTCGTTTTCCCCAACGACGCCACCGCGCCCCCCGCGCGCGTCGTCAACGCCGCGGTCAGCTTCGGCTGGGCCGTCTCATCAACGCAACAGGCCCTCGTCGGAATGTGCTCCGTCCACAACATCACCGAGGGCGACACGGCCAATTACGGCCTCTCCAGCGAGTGCATCGCCGGGATGCCCACCAGCGCCAATCCAGCCGCGCCATCCTCCGAGGCAACCTTCGTCTCATTTTTATCCAACGGATTCCGCATCAACGTCACCGACGCACTCACCACGGCCTCCAACTGCTACTACCTCTGCCTCAAAGGCGGCCAATGGGCGGCCGGCGAGAGCCTGACGCAGACGGACACCACGACCGACATCGTCGTCTCCGGCCTGGCCTTCCAACCCGTTGGCGGGATGGTCATCTCACACGCCAATGTTGAGAGCACACCCAACACGGTCCAGACCCACAACCGCGCCTCCATCGGCGCCTTCGACAGCGCGACCAGCCGCGGCTGCCAGGGCCACCTGGATCAGGACGCGGTCTTGGACACAGTCTGCACGCTCATCGTCGAACACGACGCCGTGTACGCCTCCATCACCACCGGCGAGGCGATTGACGCGCTGATGGACGTGAAATCGGTGGATGCGGGCGGTGTGACCTTCATCATGGACAACGCCGACAGCGCGCAGAACTGGTTTGCCTGGCTAATGTGTGGGAGTGCCGCCGGCGGCGGCGGCGGCCAGGCCCCCCGCTCCATGCACCAATACCGCCAGCGGAGAACGTAGATCTGCCCAGACCTACGTGTCTGCCCTGCCTGTAACAGATCATGGCCACCTGGCTCAAGCAATCCACCGCCGTCGAGATCAAACTCGGCCCGTTCGTAGACAGCACGGACGGCTTCACCGCCGAGTCCGGACTGACCATCACGCAAGCCGACGTCCGCCTGGCCAAGAACGGCGGCGACTGGGCCCAAAAGTCCGAGACCACCACGCTCGTGCACGAAGAAAACGGCTGGTATCGCTGCCTGCTCGACACCACCGACACCGCCACCCTCGGCCTCCTCATCGTCGCCGTCAACGAGACCGGCGCCCTCCCCGTCTGGCGCGAGTTCATGGTCGTCGCTGCCGCCGTGTACGACTCGCTCATCGGCGGAGGCGACACGCTGCCGGCGGACCTGACACAGATCAACGGCGCCGCGCAGACGGCGACCCTCGACGACATCGAAACACTCGTAGACGACCTCGAAACCCGCCTCACCGCCGTCCGCGCCGGCTACCTGGATAACCTTTCTGCCGGAGCGGTCGCCCTCCAAGCCACGCTCGCCGACGCCACCTTCGGCCTCGCCGCACTCGAAACATTGGTGGACGAACTCGAAAGCCGGCTCACCGCCGGTCGCGCCGCCAACCTCGACAACCTCGACGTGCTCCTCAGCAGCCGCGCCACCCCCGCCCAGGTCAACACCGAAGTCGTGGACGCGTTGAACGTGGACACCTACGCCGAGCCGGGCCAGGCCGCCCCGCCGGCCACGGCCACACTCACGCAGAAGATCGGCTACCTGTTCAAAGCCTGGCGCAACCGGTTCACACAGGACGCCAGCAACTACAAGCTGTATGGCGACGATGCGCTGACGGTGGATCAGAAGGCAGCGGTGAGCGACGACGCCACGACCTTTGACCGGGGCGAGGTGGCGACAGGTCCCTAATGGCCATTGACACCCGCAACAAACGTTCAAGTGCGATCAACGTCGCTTCGCCCTGGCGCGGGCTGCTGCCGCTCCCCGACGGCGCACTCGACCAGGCCGACCGCCAGCACACCGCCCACATGTACTCCGGCATCCTGGCCGGTGGCGGCGCGCCCGCACCGCCCGTCACGCTGCGCCTGGTGCGCGGCCCCCTCCCGAAACGTCGCCGACGGCGCAAGAAGCGGCACGACGAGGAAGAGTTGTTGCTACTGATCTAGTAAGGAGTAATGAGTCATGAGTAATGCAATGGTTGTGACGCCGATCCGGGAGCGGTTTCAGGCGGCGGGCCACGTCACCCCCTCCGGCGAATTCGAGATCCACGCCATGACTGTCGGCAGCGGCAACGGCTGGAACTTTACCGAAGGCGTGCTGCAAAACTCGCTCCCGCTCTGGAACGGCGTCGAGTGCTATGTCGACCACAGTTGGCTTGGCCACTCCCTCCGTGACCTGGGCGGCATCTGTTACGCCCCGGCCTGGGACGACCAGGCCAAGGGCGTGCGCATGAGCCTGCGCACCGTGGGCCCCAGTGGACAGCTCGTCAACGAACTCGGCCGCGAAATGCTCGCCGACGTGGAGCCCAAGCCGGCCGTCGGCTTCTCTGCCGATCTTGTCTTCACCGCCAACGGTAAGACTGTCGAGAACATTCTGCGCGTCTACTCGCTCGATTTGGTTGTCGATCCGGCGCGCGGGGGGGCGTTTCTGCGCGCGCTTAATTCAATCCGGGCAGGCACAGGGCCTGCCCCTACTCAGGCGACTCACCGCCTACAGGAGGCCCCCATGGCCACACCCGTGACACCCGCCCAGGGCGACACTGCTACCCCGCAGGCGGAAACATCATCCACGCAGACGATCGTGAACGAGACCCAGCGGCTGGCGCACGCGGAGCAAGCGGCCCAGCGCACCACCCAGGAAC